TAATAGAAAAAGGCCCTTAATGGGCCTTTTTTGTTAGTATAAGAAAGTGCTCTATGAGCGTAATATAATAATATTTATTTCTTTACGCCGCTGTTAACAAAGCTGTACATTTTCTCTGCTGTTTCTAAAACTTTTTCAAGTCCTGGAAATTCTGGCATGTTAACCTTACTGACAATCTGTCCAGTCTTTTCGTCACGCTCTGCAGTCAATTCCCAACCTTGGAACTTAACTGAATAATCGTGTGTGACTAGGTCTTTAGCCATTGCTAGAATATCTGTACGGATTTCGTAGCCGTTCTTGTTAAATTTAACTTCTGGTAATTTTGGTGTTTCAAATGACATAGTAATTCTCCTTATGTGTGTATGTCTATGGGCCTTTAGGCGGCCCCGTCCTTCTTTGGAAACAGTACTTTAGATACTGATTCTACAGAATATTTGGCCATGTCAATGGTGTTGTTAACAGCCATTTTAGCAAATTGTGTTTGTGCATCAATATAGGCGTGTGCAGCCTTATTCAATGCCGGATCTTTGAATACTTGATCAGTTACTAACTTTTTAGTGCTTTGAAAAGATTCAATAAAGAAATGTGGTGTAAACATAATTTTCTCCTGTGTGTAAAGTATGTGTTATTATATATGTCTTTTTTTAAAATAGCAATAGAAAATATTGTTTATTTCACCATTAATTGTTTTGCAGCTTCATAGTTGCCCTGTCTTGCATAGTACATGGCTGCACGGGTTCGACCTATGCTTTCTAGTATGCTATACATGGTTGTTAAAAAGTTTTTCATATGAATTTTCCTTGTGAGTATTTGTGTTCGAACTCTTTGGTAAAGTGTTCAACATCAGCGGCATTTTGTGGATGACGATGAGAAATGTAGCGATCTAGTTCGCTTTGGTAGTGTTGCTTGGGAAACATTTCGGCCAGTCGTTCTAATAGCCTAAACATTTGATTTGATAGTTGTTTCATGTTACAATCCTTGTGTAAGTGTGTATAGAAGCTTATCATGGTTTCTACTAATATATTTAGCAAGATGTTATTGCCCTGCACAAAAAACATTTGATAAGTTAAAAAGGTTAAATATAACAAAGGATTATAGGTAAAAATGCGTAAAAGTACCAGATCAATTCTGCAGGAATTAAGTGATTTAGGAATAAATCGTAACAAAGACTTGGTTATAGAAAGCAGAGGAACTAATCTCATCGAAAGTGCAGTTAATCTTTTGGCTGTGATTCGAGAAAGCTATGATTTAGAAACAGCGGCTGAACTAGAACGGCGTTTTCTTAATGCTATAAGAACAGGCGAGCCAGCTAAATTTAAACGTGGCATCAAAAAAATACAGGAAAATAAAGACAATGGCTGAAAAAGGCAGTAGAGTTTTTGGGGATACTGTACCTTTCCAAAAGAAGTACTCGGATGAACTAAAAGCTAAAATGGACAAGTACCTAGGCAAGCTAGGGCTACAGTCTGTTGGCGTAGGATCAACTGCGGATCCAGATAAAGATCCTGAAGAAACAGCCAGCGACTTGGATACTATGGTAGATCTTGATGATATCATTCAAGCACTTAACCCGCAGGTAGACAAGTCAGATAAAAAAGACAGCATTGAAAAAGCAGCTCGTCGAGCACTATCCGGTGCAATACAACAGATGGGTCTGCAGACTAGTCAAGCAGGTGTTAACGTATTTGTACGTATGCCCTTTGGTCCTAATGCACATCAAATTGATTTAGAATGTATTCGAAAGGTACCTAAAGTAAGCCGCTATCATCAGCACAAGATACCCAAAGGTAGTCCTTACAAAGGTGTCAGCAAACAACTTATGATTGCCAGTCTGGCCAAACAAAAAGGCTATGTATATTCAGCATGGGAAGGACTTTACGTTCGCACACCTGAAAACAAGAAAGGCGATCTAGTAGCAGATGACTGGGACGAAATGGCCAAAGTACTGTTAGGCCCAACTGCTGATGGTAACAATCTTTCCAGCGTAGAAGCAATCATGAAAAGTCTTCCAGCTGATCAAGCTGATGCTCTGCTAGCTCACGTAAGACAGGATAAGAACTGGGTAGAAAAGCAACCACAACCTACAGTGAACACCACTGAATGGTTTAAAAATATGTTGGGCAAATTAGAATGAGAGCTAGAGAATTTTTACGAGAAGCAGAAGCTGCCACAGTTAAAAAGCTGGGCCGTGCCTTTAACCATTTAGAAGATCTAGTATTCTTCTACGGCAGCAAAGGCACACTAGAGTCACTGCAACACTTACGAGAAATTGCTTCAGAAGAAGGCAGCAAGAGTGTGCGTATGAAGTGGGACGGCAATCCACAAATATATTGGGGTCGTGCAGAAGCTAACGGTCCATTGATCCTATCGGGACACAATGGATGGAGCAGAGGTGCAGCTACTGACAATCCGCGAGACCTCTACGACTTCATAGCCAATAAGAGTGGCACACCTAAAACACCAGAAGAGAAAAAACAACGAGACGAGTTTGCTAGAAAGTTTGCCAGTCTTTATCCATTATTTGATCGTGCTACTCCTAAAGACTTTGTAGGCTTTGTCTATGCTGACGGCCTGTTCCTACAACGCCCAGAAGTAGATCAACAAGGAGTTTATAATTTTTGTCCTAATCCAAAAAGCAAAACCTGCTATCACGTAAGAGCAGACAGTCAACTAGGACAGCAGATTGGACAAGCACAGGTCATGGTAGTAGGACATGCGTACTTCTCAGAGTTTGGCATGGACGATAGCGACCAAGAACCTATGGACGACTTTAGTGCATTTAATACTACACCTGCACTAATAGTACAAGGACCTGTGTATAACAGTACACCAGTTAATCTTGCCGACGAAAGTATATCTGAAGTAGAAGCGTACCTAACCAAAAACGCTGGTCAAATAGACAGTTTCCTACAGAACACACCGGGATTAGGTGACCTTAAGAATATATTGTATACCTATGTAAATCAAACTGCCAAAGCTAGAGCACTTGATCAACTAGGTCCACAGCACTTTTTTAATTGGATGACTACCAGCAAAGTCAGTACCAATAAACAGACTAAAATAAAAGATCTAGCACAGCAACATCAAAATGCTCTTGACTCAATCTTTACACTAGTAAGGATGATCATGGATCTCAAAGACGATGTGATCAATCAAATAGAGTCAGGCGAGAAGGGAGAAATCTGGGACACTGAAGGTGAAGGCCGTGTTCGATATGGCGGCCCTGACAAGCAGTTCGGCAATGTTAAGCTAGTGCCTAGAAAGCGTTGGACGCCAACATAATGTTTACAGATATAGAATTAGCCACAATGCACGGTGGACATTCCCTTTACACTTCTAGTACTAAAGGTAAGATGAGTTTTATCAAAGAACTCAAAGAAGCTAGACTCTTATACAGCGTAGATGATCTTAAGAGCAGTTACTCTGACACTTGTGAAAACTTATACCTATCCCTGCTGGCTTTAGAGCTGGCTGCACATTGTAAAGAAACACAGAGCTTTGCTAAAAAGTATGCTAGCGAAACTGTTAAGTGGGGTGTTGATTATAGAGAATTTAGATCTAGTGCTAATGATTTGTACAATCTCATTTATCTTGTACAGGCAGAACCCAGTAAGGTAGAAAAAATATTTAAAAGCGAAGATGCTAGAAAGTTAAGAGAGCGCACACAGCTTCCTGTGTTACAGCTCAACGGATATCTTACCAGTCTTACCACACCTAACAATAGAGATATCTATTTCCTTATGCGTGTTGAACAAGCACTGTCTATCAAGAACTCAAACTCTAAAGAAATACGTAGGTTATTAAGCTATAAAAACCCCACAGACAGCGATGTAAAACAGTTAGCTTATAGGATTCTTAACGAGTTTAGAAACAGACTATCACAGTTTGATCTACTACCTGACCTAGAGCGCCAATTAAGTAAAGATCTTACTTTTGATCGCTGATTTTAGCTGTTTGAACCCAGTTTTTTCCTTTTGGTATAAATAATTATACAAAGCTCACAGAGTCGTGAGTTAAAAAGCATATAGAGGAGATATATTATGCCATCATTAGTCGGAACAACCGTTGCAGCCAATTACTTAAAGGTTGTACAAAGCCCAGGTGCAGCATACGCTGGCCTAGAAAGTGGTAACTTTGCACCACTATTAACATTCAGCACACCTAACCTACGTTTATTCAAGGTTGTAATTACAGGTGAAGATCTAACAGCTACTCCAGCAGCATCAGACAGCAGCTATTCTAAAGTTGTTCGTGCTCTACAAGTAACTTGTGAACTATTTGCAGTATTTCCACCAAGCGTAAGCGGTGGTGACAGCACAATGTTGTTTATGGCTCCAGATTTCAACAGCAACGTTGGCGCACCAACAACTGCTAGCGATCCATTAAGCACACCGTTATTCAGCGTACAAGAAGCAGCTATCGTAGCAGCAGTTGGCGGTACAGCAACAGTTAGCTATGCAACAGTTTCTGGTGTAACAGTAAGCTAATCAATTCTCAATCGGGATGGGAAGCAATTAAGGACTCTTCGGAGTCCTTTTTTGTTGGCTTAAAAAGTTGCAATTATTAAATATTCTATGGAATATAAATTGTACACCCTAGTTGATATAACTAATACCGGACAGTATAGGCTTGAACACGGTAACGAAGATCTTTGGAAAAAAGAACAAAATTTTAACACTCTACTGTTTACACTAGGACTGCGCTCAAATGTACTGCATAGGGCAAAACCACAGAGACTAGAAGTAGGCGGAAGATTAGTAGGTTTTGACACTGACGATATCATACGAGTTTGGAGATTTGATTGGTCCACAGAAGGTGATTACTATTCTTTAGACGGGGACCCTGTAGGATATCTTAAACAAGACTTTCATTTAGTACCCTATATTGAAGGTTTAGACGAAGCAATGGAACAGCAGTACCGGGTATTCTGTACAACGGATCCAGGCAAGAATATTGTTTTCTTTTTGAAACAATAAATAAAGAGTAGGCATACATTAAGGCGAAAAGATTAGGCACATGTCCGCAAGGAACTTGACCACAGGAGACCCGCCTTCATGGCAACTACAGCAGAACGTTTGGGCATTGTAGAGACCAAAGTCCAAAATTTAGAT